GTCGTCGTTCGGAGGGACGGGGTTCGTCTCGTTGTCGGACCTTGACTCCAAGACCGAGGCGACGTTCGCGCTGCGCGTGAAGTTCACGGACAGCGGCGGGCTCGTCGACTACGGCCCGGAGTTCTCCGTGACGTGGAAGAAGCCGCCGGTCTGACATGGGACTCGAGGTCGACGTTCGCGGCGTCGAGGTGCTTGCCGTTCTCAAGAACGGCAACAAGCGCATCGCGTTCGCGGTCGTCAACGCGCTGAACAAGACCATCAAGGATGTGCAGGTCGCGGAGCGGCGCGGCGTCGAGAAGGAGTTCACGCTCCGCAAGCGGGACTTCGTGCTGCGCGAGGCGGCGGTCGTCAGCAAGAAAAACGGCGGCTTCGCGAACGTGGCTTCGGGTCGATTCCAAGCGCAGGTGCAGGTCGGGGAGAAGTCGCGGCTGTTGCTGTCGTCGTTCGAGAAGGGCGGGAGTCGAGCGCGCGCGTTGCGAGACGCGGGCTCGGAGTCGAATGGGGATAAGGCGGCGGTGCCGGTCGTCGGCAATGCGGCGCGTCCGTCGTTCGGTCAGCAGGTGCCTACGACGTTGCGGTACAAGGCGCTCGCTATCCGCAAGGACTCGAAGGGGATGAGGAAGGGTAAGCGCGGGACGTTCGTCGTTGACTTCAACAAGGACGGCGACGGCGACGCGGTCATCCAGCGAGTTGGCAAGGGCAGGGGCGACACGCGGATGCTCTATCGGCTGAACGAAGGACAGGCGCTCGAGAAGCGGCTCGGGTTCGAGGAGCGCGCGCGGACGGTTGCAATGACCAAGTTCCCGATGTACCTACAGGCAGAGATTCGTTCGTCGCTCGCGTTCGCGGCGGCGCGGGTTTTCAAGTGAGGAGGTAACGACATGGCTCCGGTCAGCGCGGGACACATCCGAATCTTCCGTGGCGTGCAGAACACGACGAGTGTTGCTGGCGGTGGCACCATCGTGACGAAGGGCGTGCCTTGCAAGTACGCGAAGCACGTCCGCGCGGTCGTGACGAGCGGCGTCACCGAGGCGGCGGCCATCGCGTCGCTGGCGTTCAACGTCGGCATGGGAGACGCGCCCGTGTACCAGAACCCGTCGTCGCTCGGGTATACGCAGAACAGCGCGGTGGGCGTGTCGCCGCGCGCGGGCGACGGCCCGTCGGCGATTCTGTCGGCGACCGCGCCGAACGCGCACATCTACCACGACCGCGCGCAGGCGGTAATCACCGCGAGCGCGACGGCCATCGCCGGTCCCATCAACGTCGACATCGAGGTCTACTACGAGAACGAGGCGGACTTCGCGCGCGCGGGTCAGGCGTTGGCGGTCGAGGTCTAGCGTGGGGAAGTCGCTCGGTCTTATGCGGGCGTCGCAGGTCGTGGCTCGCGCGCTGTCGGCGCGCGGGTTCGCGACGCGGTACAAGCTCGGCGCGGGCGGGCGCGACCCGATGCTCAAACATCCGGGCGCGCGCGTGGCGGGGGCGCTCGAGTGCGACTGCTCGGGGTTCGCGGCGTGGTGCGTCGGCGTCGACCGATACCTGCCGAACGGCGCGGTGCCGCACCTGCCGGGCGGAGAGTGGTTCGAGACGTCGGCGCTCGTGCGGGACGCGCGGTCGCCGTTCGGGTTCGTGGCGGAGGTGCCGTGGACGGCTGCGCTTCCGGGTGACCTCGTCGTCTATGGCGACAGCCGTGGGCGTCAGGGGCACGTCGGCGTCGTGGTCGAGTCGGACTTCACCGGGCCTACGCAAGTGGCTCATTGCTCGACTGGTAACGCGAGGCGCGGCGACGCCATCGCGGTGACGGGTCCGGAGGTGTTCATTCGTGGCGGCGCGCTGGTCGCGCGCGTGGCGTGGGTCGGGTAGACAGGGAGGTCGCGGGTGGAGGTCACGAACGACGCGGTGCATGAGGCGGTGAAGTTCCTCGCGGCGGGCGCGTTGACGATGGTCGGCGCGTTGGCTGTGAAGGCGTGGCGGTACATGAACCACACGCGCAAGACGCTGGCGACGTTGTCGGAGATGTTGCCTGACATCCAGAAGGTCACGCGCGAACTGGCACCGAACGGCGGGGCGTCGTTGCGCGACAAGGTCGACCGAATCGAGCGGCTGGTGAGCATCGCGGAGGGGGCGCGTCGGCTGCTGATGGACGTCGTCACCGGGGCGGCCATCTATGAATCGACGGCCGACGGGGCGTGCGTCTACGTCAACCGAGGGTGGTCGTCACTCACGGGATTGAGCCCGGACGAAGCGAAGGGCGGGGGGTGGGTCGCGGGAGTGGCGGAGCACGACAGGCGTCGGGTGCTGGACGCGTGGTCGTTGGCGATGGCGAACCAGCACGAGTTCGCGCTCGACTACGATATGGTCGACCGCGAGGGGAACGTGACGCCCGTGCATGGCGTTGCGCGTATGCTCCGCGATTCGCGAGGCGAGGTCGTCGGAGTAATCGGAACCGTACAGCCCAAGGAGGTGTGACGTGGAACAGGTTCATGCGTGGCTCGCTGGCGTCGTGGGGCAGGGCATCCTGCTCATGCTCGGCGCGGCGGCGTTGAAGCGGTGGCCGGAGTTCATCAACAAGGCCATCCCGCTGGCGCTCGGCTTCATCTCGCTCGTGCTGACGGTGCTCAAGGGCGCGTTCCCGGCTCTGGTGTCTGACGCGAGCGCGGCGACGATGCTCGCGGCGGTCGGTCATGCGGCACCGTGGTGGCAGACGTTCGCGCTCGATACGGTCGCGCCCGTCGTGTTCGCCATCGGTACGCACTCGGCGGCGAAGAACACGCGCGAGTGGTGGGCGCTCGGGCTCAAGCTGTTCAAGGCCGCGCGGGAGTAGTCGAAAGCAGGGCTTGCGCGCACCGACGCGTGGCGGTAGTTTGCCGCGCGTCGGTGTTGCGTTTGGCGGCGTCGGACCAAGGAGGGCGGAGACGTGAGCCGATTGTCCCCGCGATGGCGTACACGGTTCGGGTCGTTCGTGGCGTCGATGACGGTCGTCGAGTTGCGTCGTTCGTTGAGCGACGCGGGTCATCCGGTGACGGCGAGAGCCGTCTATTCGTGGGTGCGTGGTGTGCGGTTGCCGAGACTCGACGTCGCCGTCGCGCTTGAGCGCGTGAGCGGTGGCGCGGTGAAGGCGGCGGACATCGTGGCGCACGCACGGGAGGTGCATGGGAATGGCGGAGGGGATGGAACGCGAGCACTGGCTCGCAGAGCGTCGTCTCGGAGTGGGCGGGACTGACGCGGCGGCAATCGTCGGGGCGTCGAAGTTCGCGACGGCCTATGACGTGTACCTCGAGAAGAAGGGGCTCGCGCCGCCGAAGGAGGACAGCGCGGCGATGTGGTTCGGGCGAGAACTCGAGGACATCGTCGCGAAGCGATACGCCGAAGTCTCGGGGCGGAAGGTGTGGAGCCCCGGCCGGTCGTATGTCCACGCGACCGAGTCGTGTCTGAGGGCGTCGCCCGACCGACTCGTCATCGGCGAGAAGCGAGGGCTCGAGGTCAAGACCGCGAGCATCTACACGGCGGACCAGTGGGGTCCGGAGGGGAGCGACATCATCCCCGACGCGTACACCGTGCAGGTGTGTCAGAACATGGCGGTGCTCGACTACGACGTGTGGGACGTCGCGCTGCTCATGGGCGGTAACGACTTCCGCATCTACACGGTGCATCGCGACCGCGAGTTCGAGGAGTGGCTGGTCGAGCGGTGTGTGACGTGGTGGCAGACGCACATCGTCGGCGACGTGGTGCCCGAAATCACGGGGGCGGACTCGACGAGCGAGATGCTGTCGAGACGGTTCCCTCGCGACGTCGGCGTGATGCTCGACGCGGACGTCAACGCGGAGACGTGGCTCGGTCGATATGTCGCGGCGATGGGCGAGCGGAAGGCGTTCGAGCGGCTCGAGGAGGAGGCCAAGAACAACCTCAAGGCGACCATCGGCGAGGCGTCGGGAATCACGTTCAAGGACGGCGGGCGCGTGACGTGGAAGAACACGCGCGAGGTCGAGAAGGTCGACTGGCGTGCGGCGGCGTTGGCGTTGCGTGAGCGCGCCGAGGCGGCGGGCATCGCGTGTGCGGATGTGATGGAAGCAGCGACCACGCGCGAGCCGGGAGCGCGTCGGTTCATCTACTCCCCGGCGAAGGAGGCCAAGTCTTGAACCAGAAACTGACGCTCGAGACGGCGGGCGACGGCGTCGCGGAGGAACTGTTCCAGCAGGCTCTCGCGCGCGTGCTGACGAACATCGACGACCCGAACACGGAAGCGAACGCGAAGCGGAGCATCACTCTCACCATGTCCTTCGAGCCGAGCGACGACCGTCGCGGGTCGAAGGTCCACATCCAGTGCGCGATGAAGCTCGCGGGCGCGAAGCCCGTCGGGACGTACATCGGCATCGGACGCGACAACGGACAACTGGCGGCGGTCGAGGCGTTGCGACAGGAGGAGATGTTCCCGATTCCTGTGGGTGCGCCTCGTCTCGCGGAAGGGAACTCGTAACATGGACGGTACTTTCGTCAAGGCTATCGCCGAGCAGGTGCGCGAACCGGGCGTGCTCGAGGTCAACGGGAAGGGCGTGCTGATGGCCCCGACCGACTGGAAGGAACTCGTGCCCGCGATGCCTCCGCTGTGCGATGCGGTCGAGGTGTCGACGTTGTCGGGCGTGCGTGACTTCGTGAAGGAGAACCGCGACGCGCTCATGCTCAACAAGTGCATCCTGACGGTGGCTCCGTGCGGGCTGTCGTTGCTCGGCCCGATGGACGCGGCGACGCGGCGTCGGGAGACGTTCCTCGTCGCCAACGCGAAGGGCAGCGCGTTCTCGTTCGGCGCGTGGCACGGCATGGAGCAGTTCATCATCGCCATGCAGACCATGTTCGTGAAGTCGGACGAGCGCGACGCGTTCCTGACGTTCGTGTCGTCGGTGACGATGGAGGGCATCCGTTCGAGCGACGACGACGGGTTCTCGCAGGAGGTGACGACGAAGCGCGGCATCCACATCAAGGACCGCGCGAAGATGCCGTCGCCGATTCGTCTCGCGCCCTACCGCGCGTTCCGTGAGGTCGAGCAGGTGGTGTCCGACTTCGTGGTGCGCGTGCGCGAGGGTCGCGAGGGACCGGAGTTCGCGCTGTTCGAGGCGGACGGCGGGACGTGGCAGGTCGAGGCGGTGAAGCGCGTGGCCGCGTGGCTGCGCGAGAACGTCGCCGAGGTCGCGGTCATCGAGTAACCAACAGGTCCGGGGTTAGCGGGCGGGCGATTGCCGAGGGCGTTGCGGGACGACCCGAGGATGCTCGAGGCGCGGCCCCGGACCACATCAACGAAGGGAGCACGGAGCATGAGCGAGTCGAATCTCGAAGCCATCGTCCGACACGAGACGGACCAGCAGGTCGCTACGGCGAAGGCGTACCCGAGGAACACGGAGCGGTTCCTGTCGTCGGCGCGCGCACTCGTCACCATGACGCAGTCGAGCGCGGAGGATTGCATCTACGCGTTGCCGCGCAAGGACAAGGACGGCAACAAGGTCAGCATCGAGGGACCGAGCGCGCGGTTCGCGGAGGTGTTGGCGGCGACGTTCGGCAACGTCCGCATCGCGACACGAATCCTGCCCATCATGCCGAGCGACAAGGAGGTCGTCGCGCAGGCGGTGTTCTTTGACGTCGAGAACAACGTCGCGCGGTCGGTCGAATACAAGCGGCGCATCACCTACTCGAACGGGAACCGGTACAGCGACGACATGGTGCTGATGACGGCCAACGCGGCGGCGAGCATCGCGGCGCGCAACGCGACGTTGCAGGGCATCCCGAAGATGGTGTGGGAGCCGCTGTACGAAGCGGCCCGCAAGGCGGCGGTCGGCGACACGACGACGTTCGCGACGACGCGCGCGCGTGCGATGGCGGCGCTGGCGAAGATGGGCGCGAACGAGGAGCGGGTGCTCGCGTTCTGCAAGGTCGAGAAGGTCGACGACATCACGCCGGACATGGTGCTCGAGTTGCGCGGCGTGTGGTCGGCGCTGCGTGAGGGCGACACGAAGCTCGATGACGCGTTCCCCGACCCGAACAAGCCGAAGGTCGAGGGCGCGACGGCGGCGGAGGGCGGCGTCGCGGGTGTGAAGGACCGGCTCCGGAAGAAGGAGGCGGGCAAGACGCCGAAGGCGGAGACGCCGGAAGGCGAGACGGTGCTCTGCACGGTCGTGGGGTGTGGGAAGCCCGCCACCCTCGTCATCCCCGAGCAGGGCGCGTGGTGTGCGGAACACGGGCCGAAGGAGTAGCGGATGCACGTCGAACTGTTGGGCGCGAAGGTGCGGGACAAGGTGACGGGCGTCGTCGGTATCGTGACGACCGTCAGCGAACACCTCACCGGATGCGCTCGCGCGTGGGTGGAGCGCCCGATGAATGAGAAGGGCGAGACGCCCGAGGGGCTGTGGCTGGACGTGACGCGCGTCGAGGTCGTGGAACTCGGCGCGGTGAAGCTCGACGACGCGGCGGTCGCTGCGTCGCCGTCGCCGTCGGACGTGGGCAACCCTCACGACCGATAACCGAGGGCCGGGGCCGTGCGTGCGGCCCCGGCTTCTCACTGGAAGGGAGCGGTGCATGAAGTGGTTCGCGATGGTGGTGCTGGCGATGGCGTGCGTGTCGTGCGACGGGTGGGTCGAGTCGTGGTCGCCCGTGATGCATGAGGGCGCGCGCGTGGTGTCGATGGGGTACACGCCCGAGAGACACGGCGAGGGGACGGGCGTCGGCGTGTCGGGGCGCGGCGACCTCGTGGTGACGTCGGCGAGCATGTTCTACCCGGCGAGATGGGTCGTCATGTTCGAGTGCGCGCATGGCCGGTTCGTCGTGGACCGGTCGCGGCCCGAACTGTTCGAGAAGCTGCACGAGGGCGACAGTGTGGTCGTGATGTATCGCGAGCGCATCGCGGAGCGGCGCGTCGACAAGCAGGTCGTCGAGCGGCGGTGTCAGGGGTACGACTTCCTCGACGCGGAGGCGGTGCGATGACGGTGACAGCCGGATTCCGCGCGGGGACGTTCTGCAAGCAGGTGGTGGTGTTGAACTCGACCTCTCCGCTGTTCAACGCGCTGATGCACGGGGAGGTGGTCGAGTACGCGGTCGGGTATCCGCCGACGTCGGCGTTGAGTTCGTCGCCGACGGAGCTTCGCATGGCCGTGCGACTCCGCGTGCCGGACGAGGCGTCGCTGCAAGATGCGCGCGAGGCGGTGCGCGTGGCGGCGCGTGCGTGCGGGATGGTGGCGACGTTGAAGAAGAAGCGGAGGGCGCGATGAGCGGGCGCGCGCCGTTCTCGAACGTGACGACGTCGCTCGAGGCGGCGGCGGCGTTGGACCCGGAGGGGCTGGCGGCCAAGGAGCGCGTCGTGCTCGAGGCAATCGCGAACGCATACGACCGGGCGCTCGTGGGACTCACGGGCGAGGAGGTGTGCCTCGCGACGGGGCTCAAGGCGCAGACGGCGACGGCGCGCATCCGTGGGCTCGTGCTCAAGGGTCGACTCATCGACAGCGGGCTCGTGCGACGGACGTCGTCGGGTCGGTCGGCGATTGTGTGGCGACTGACGCGGCGCGGCGAGGTTGAGCCGGAGAAGCAGACGCACGGTCGAATCGCGGCGGCGGTGCGTGCGACGTGGGAGCGCGCGGCGAAGTGGGCGGACGACCAAGCGCGGTATGCGCGCGAGGGCGCGGAGCATGCGGACGACCAAGAGACGTTGCAGGACATCGAGATGCGCGCGAACCTGTTCGAGTTCGTGGCTACGCAGATGCGGAAGCGACGCGACACGTTGAACCACGGAGAAGGGAGCGGGGCATGATTCTGACGAGGGACACGACGTCGTTCGTGTTCAAACCGAGCCTCAAGACGCACGAGGCCAAGCGGTTGAAGGCGTTGCAGGTCGACGACGCGATGCTCAAGAATGAGCCCATGCTGTTCGGGGCTTCGATGGAGTTCGCTCGTTGGGAGGGCGGGGCGTTGACGAGGGCCGTGCTCGACGACATCCGGCGTATCTGGCCGGACGCGGGCGACGTCGTCATCGACTCGCGTGTCCACATGCTCATGCCGGGGTGGTATCCGTGCATCCCCGGATGGCATCACGACGACGTCGCGCGAGGCATGGACGGACAGCCGGACTACGACGCCCTGCTCAGGGGAGGGCCGAAGCCCGACCACCTGCTCATCCTCGTGAACAGCGACGTCGCACCGACCGAGTTCTACGATGACGTCACGGTGATGCCGCGCGTGTCGGGGACGGTGTATGGGCACTGGAACACGATGCTCAACCAGCACATCGAGCGCAGCTTCGCGTTCAGTCGACGCATCGTGCAGGCGACCGACCGGACGTGGCACGAGTTCGATTGCACGACGTTCCATCGCGGAGTGAAGGCGACGCGGAACGGGTGGCGGTGGTTCTTGCGCGCGTCGAAGGGGACGTCGAGGGTGCCGACGAACGAGGTCCGGCGACAGGTGCAGGTGTACCTCGACCAACCGGAGGCGGGCTGGTGAAGCGAACGGGACTGCGCCGCGTCTCGCGGCGTCGTGGCGGCATGACTCGGGGACAGCGAGAGCGCATGGACGCCCTCGCGCGAGCGGTCGTCATGGTGCGCGGTGCTGGTCCCGAACGCGAACGGCAGCGGGTGGCACTGGCAGGGGGCGTGCGAGAAGTGTCGACGGGTGCGCGACCTACAGTGGTGCCACATTCATTCGCAGGGCAGCACGCCCGCGTTGCGATGGTATCCCGACAACGCGTTCGCGGCGTGTGCTGAGTGCCATGTGTTCGGTCGCGAGTCGTGGCACCGAGACGTTACAGGGGCGATGAAGTGGCTACGCGAGCATCGTGGTGATGCGGCGGTCGACGCGTTGGACTTCTTGCGGCGCACGAGACGGAAACCGGACCATGATGCGTGGCGGATGTGGCTCGAGTCGGAGGTGAAGCGACTCGCGCCGTGGGCGTGGGAGCGGCTGTTCATGGAAGGGGGCCGAGGATGAAGCGCCGAGAGGTGTGGGTCGACGTCGACGGCAATCGGGTGTGGTCGTTCACGGTGACGGCGAAGAACATCGCGACGGAGGTCGTCGTGCTCATGGTGATGGCGACGGCGCACAAGCGGGCCAACCTGTTGTTCGCGGTGTGGCTCGCGGTGATGGTGCGGTCGTGGCTGCACGTCGTGCGCGATTGGGCGGAGGTGCGGTCGTGAAAGTGTTCGTCGTTAACAAGTGGGTCGCCTACGAGGGCGAGGATACGCTCGGCGTCTACGCGACGCGCGAGCGCGCGCTCGAGGAACACCCGGACGCCGTGCCGGACCCGATGCCTTGCCCGGAGTGCGGGTCGTTGTGTTGGTCGGATTGCCCGTGCGAAGGGACCGAGGATTTTCGCAAGGCGATTCGACGAGCCGTCTCTAACTACAGCGGGAAGGTCGTTCGCGAGTTCGAGGTGAAGTCGTGAGTCGCGCGCGTCGGGAGCGGAAGGTTCGGAAGGCGTTGCGCGGGATGTTGAGCGGGGCACGGTGCATGACGTTGACGACCGACAGCAGGATTGCCGATGGGCTCGTGTTGAAGCTCACGCTGCCGAAGGCGACCGAGAAGCAGATGCTCGCGCTCGCGGACGCGATGCGTCGGGCGGGGATTCCGGGAAAGGTGGTGCGGTCGTGAGCGGGTTCGCCAAGGTGTTCGCGGGCCTGTGGGATGGGACGCTCGCGAACAGGTGGGAGACGTGGTCGCTGTTCGTGTTCATGCTGGCGCACGCGGACGCGCACGGCGTCGTCGACATGACGGCGGAGGCGATGGCGCGGCGGTCGTGTATCCCGGTCGAGAAGGTGCGCGAGGCGTTGGCGGTGCTCGAGGCTCCGGACCCGGAGTCGCGGACGCCTGACGACGACGGGCGGCGCATCGTGCGGCTCGACGCCCACCGGTCGTGGGGGTGGGTCATCGTGAACCACGCGAAGTACCGGGCGCGTCGGGACGAGGAGACGCGGCGGGAGGAGGCGCGCGAGCGGATGCGGCGGAAGCGGGCGGAGCGACCCGAGGAGGGGAACCTGTTCGCACCTGTTCGCCACGGTTCGCCGTCGTTCGCCCAAGCAGAGGCAGAAGCAGAAGCAGAAGCAGATACAGATACCCCCTCCTCACTTCGTTCGGAGGGGAGCCCCGAGCGGGGAGACGGTGCCGCGTCGGATTCGAGCGGGAAGGCGTCTAGCTCGACCGTGGGGGCGCGATTGACCCCGGCGGAGGAGCGAGACGGGCAGAAGGGGTCCGGAGGGGCTGTGGCGACGTATACGGGGCTCGTGGGAGGGCTGCGGGGGTTGCCGGTGGTCGGTGGTGGGGATTGGGTGCCGACGGCGGAGCACGTCGAGGCGTGGCGCGCGGCCTATCCGGGTGTGGACCTGACCCGCGAGTGGGCGGCGATGCGGTCGTGGCTGCTGGCGAACCCGACGCGAGGCAAGACGCGGCGCGGCATGGCGGCGTTCGTGAATCGGTGGCTCGGGAAGGCGCAGGACGATAGCGGGCGGACGGTGCGGCCGGGTGGCGGCGGAGCGCGAGCGGGTGCGGACGCGCGTTACCTCGAGGGGAACAAGGGGAAGGTCGGCGGAGTGCTCAACATGGGAGGGGACAATGACTAACGGCGACGGGCGGGCGGATGTTCCACGGGAAACATCGGGGCGTTCGGTCGGGATGGTCGAGGCGATGCGGCACGCTCTGGTCGGGTGGTCGGAGGTCGTGTGCGCGCGGTGCGGCGTCGAGTTCCGGACGAAGGACGTCGAGCGCGGGATGTGCCCGCCGTGCGAGGAGGCCGAGAAGGCGGCGACGCGGCTCGAGCGCGAGGCGAGACAGGTGCTCGAGACGTGCGAGTCGTGGGTGCCCGCGTGGTGCCTGCACGCGGGGATGGCTCCGCGCGAGGCCACGGCGGAGTGGGAGAAGGTGCCCGCGTCGGTGCGTCGAGCGATGACGCGCGCGGAGGGCATCGACGCGATGCTGAGGGGCGAGCGGCCGCGCGGAGGGTTCGGGCTGGTGGGCGCGACGGGGACGGGAAAGACGTTCGCGCTGGCGGCGCTGTTGAAGCGACACGCGGTCGCGCGGTGGAAGATGCGCGCGCCGGTGATGGGGCTCGCGTGCAAGAAGCAGTTCGCGCGATGGGTGCGGTGGCCGGAGGTCGCGGCCGAGTTCCGGTTCATGGCGACGCGCGAGAAGGGACACGACGCGGTCGGTGGTATGGTGGACGAGTGGTCGGGAATCGACATGCTGGTGCTCGACGACATCGGTGCAGAGCGCGTGCGTGGTGACTACGCGTCGGATTGGACGACGAGTCTGCTCGACGTGGTGGTCGATAGGCGTTACAACCTCATGCAGCCGACGTGGTGGACGACGAATCTCTCGCCGGAGGAGTTCGTCGGGCGGTATGGTTCCCGGTTGTGGTCGAGGCTGACGGGGTCGAACCCGGCGGTGCTCGTGGCGAATGGTCCGGACCTTCGGGTCCAGAGTGAAGGGAGCAGGGGATGAACCCGGACAAGGTGCGTGTGTACGGTCGTGAGACGGACCCCGGCGCGTTGGAGCAGATTCGGCGCTGTGCGGCGGACGACCGCGTCGTCGATGCGGTGATGATGGCGGACCACCACCTCGGGTATTCGGTGCCCATCGGTGGCGTGTTGGCCTACGAAGGCCACATCAGCCCGTCGGGCGTCGGATTCGACATCGGGTGCGGGAACAAGGCCGTGATGCTCGACGTCGACGTCGACGACGTGCGGAAGAACATCGCGAGCATCATGGACCGAGTGGTGGAGCGCGTGTCGTTTGGCATGGGGCGGAACAACGACACGAAGGTCGACCACCCGCTGTTCGAGGATGCGGCGTGGGACCACGAGGCGGTGCGACCGCTCAAGGCGATGGCGCGGAACCAACTCGGGACCGTGGGCGCGGGGAACCACTACGTCGACATCTTCGTCGACACGTTGCGTCGCGTGTGGGTCGGGTGCCACTTCGGTTCGCGTGGGCTTGGTCACAAGACCGCGACGTGGTTCCTCAAGGCGGGCGGCGCGAAGGACGGCATCCACGAGATGCCGCTGGTGCTCGACGTCAACTCGGACCTCGGGCGCGCTTACATCGAGTGCATGGAACTCGCGGGCGAGTACGCCTACGCGGGTCGCGACTGGGTGTGTCAGGAGGTCGCGGACATCATCGGTGGCGCGGTCGTGACGGAGGTCCACAACCATCACAACTTCGCGTGGCGCGAGACGCACGGCGGGCGGGATGTGTGGGTCGTGCGTAAGGGCGCGACGCCTGCGGCGATGGGACAGCGCGGGTTCATCGGCTCGAGCATGGGAGAGCCGAGCCACATCATCGTGGGCTCGGGGCATCCGGATACCATCGCGAGCGCGGTGCATGGTGCGGGCCGCGCTATTTCGCGGACGGCGGCCAAGGGGCGGTTCCGTCGTGACGAGAACGGGAAGAAGCAGCGGGAGCCCGGACTCGTGCGACACGACGAGTGGCTCCAGTGGGTCGCGGACGTGGGCGTCGAGTTGCGCGGCGGTGATGTGGACGAGTCGCCGCAGGCTTACAAGCGACTGAGCGACGTCATGCGCGAACACACCGACCACTTCATGTCGGTGCTGACACTTCACCCTATCGGCGTGGCGATGGCTGGACGCGACATCGTCGACCCGTTCAAGGACTGAGCCATGCCCGATACCAGAATCGTGACCTACAAGGACGTCGACGACCCCATCTTCTTTGTCATCGAAGCGACGCCCATCGCCTTGCCTTATAGCAGGGAGCCCAGCGGCGACTACCATGTGGTCGCGGTGCGTCCGTCGTCGCAGGCACACGACGGGAAGCTGCAACCGTTGCTGCGTAAGATTGGGGAGGTGGTGAGCGCGGACGGTGAGCAGGTGGATGACATCATGGGGCACGTTGGTCGGGTCGAATGTGTGTTGCACTTCGACGACCCGGCCTACGTGCCGAAGCATTGGGACAGGGTTCGCGTGCGACTCGAGTTCAATCGACTGGAGCCGTTGAAGCCCACGGAAGGAGAGGACAGTGCTGCTCATCGTCAGGGGTAGGGGCCGAGGCATCTACATCGGGCGTGACGTGGTGTTCACGGTGCTCGAGGTGAAGGACGGCGAGGCCGAGGTGATGGTGCAGGCTCCGAACAACGTGGCCGTGAGTGGTCCGGGCGTGGGGATGGTGACGCACGTCGAGGAGCAGTACCGCGCGGAGGAGCGGCCGAACGATGCGCGCCTGCGGCTCACGTTCAAGATGGCGCAGAACGACACGGTGCTCATCGGTCGCGGGGTGACGGTCGTGCTGGCGGGGTTCGAGGGGGCGAACAACGCGCGCATCGCCATCGAAGCACCGAGGCACATCGCGGTGTCGCGCGACGACTTCAAGCTCGACGAACATCTCGCGTTTCAGGCGCGAAGGGATGCGGCTCGTGGCTGACGACGAGACGGTCGCGCACGGGTATCTCAAGCACGACAAGCCGCTGTCGGCGTCGGACATGATGAAGGTCGCGCGCTCGATGGTTCGAGACGCGGACCCGAACAGGGAACTGATGACCGAGGTCGAGTGCCCGTGCGGGTGCGACGCGGTGCGAATCGAGTGCTACCCGATGGCGGCTCGGCTCGACGTGTTCTGCTTCGGATGCGGGACCATCCTCACGGCGTTCAAGCTGGCGCGTGAGTGATGGCGTACCCGCGAACGTGGGCGGAGGCGTGGGCGAGGATGCGCGGACCCGTGAGGTCGGAGACGTGGGTGCCGATTCGCACGGTGTACGCGTGGACCTACTGTTGGTTTTGCGGGACGCTCATCGCGAAGGCGAAGCCGGGGTCGACGACGGGGACGCGCGGGACCAAGGCGTGGTGGTGCAAGGAGCGCGACGTGCTCGAGTGTCTCGACTGTCGCAGCGAGGGGATGCGCGCGGAGGAGGCGAGGGGTGCTGCTCAAGAACGTGCGTGCTGAGTGGGTGGAGGGCAACGCGGTGATGCGCGCGGACCTTGACCCCGAGGTGATGGCTGACCCTGTGCTGATGGCGAGGGCCAAGGAGGAGTTCGAGTTCGTGGTGTGCGCTGTGCGTGAGGAGATGCTGAGACGAACGGGCATCGACATCGACCTGACGTCGGTTCATGGGACGCGGCTCCCCACCCCCTGACGCGGTGCGATGCGTGGCGTTCGTGCCGGAGAGGCGCGAGGCGGCCCGTATCGTGCCCGCGCATCGTTGTCGGTATCGGGTCGAGGGCGGGCGACTGTGCGGCGTTCACTGTCGAGAGGTAGGGCGTCGTAAGTCTAAGAAGCCCAACAGGTTGCATCAAATGTCGCTCGAGTTCTCGTAACTCATTGTGGCTCAACGCGTTGAAGGGAGAGAGCGATTCCTTCCTATGTCTATGCGACTCAACACGTTACGTCATCGCTCAACAGAGAAACATATGCGGCGACACGGCTATCCTGTTGTAGCACAACACGTTACCGTTTTCGGGTCCTTCCGGGACCGACCGCCGAGGGTTCCGGCGCGGGCACCGTTTCGCTAGTCACACATGCATACCGAGTGAGCTTCGCTTCGCAGTAGGGCTGGCAGCGTCAAGGAGGGGCTAGCATGGCGGCAAAGTCGAAGGGTAAGGGCGGAAGTAAGGCGGCGGCGAAGGAGGGCCAGCCGGAGGCGCTGATGCCGGAGACGGCGAAGGGTGCGCTCCGGTCGCGCATCGAGGGCGAGGCGGAGGTCGACCCGGCGACGTTGCGTGCCCACCCGTCGAACTGGCGCGTGCATTCGGCGGAGCAGCGCGACGCGATTCGCGAGGTGCTGTCCAGCGTCGGGTGGGTGCAGCGTGTGGTCGTGAACAGAACCACGGGCAACATCCTCGATGGGCACATGCGCGTCGAGGAGGCGTTCAGGATGGGCGAGCCTCGCGTGCCGGTGTTGTACGTCAACCTCACCGAAGCGGAGGAGCGGAAGATGCTCGCGGTGTTCGACCCGGTCGGCGGGATGGCGACGGTCGACAAGCGGAGGCTCCGCGCGGCGCTCGAAGGCATCAACACGGAGGGCGACGGGCTCGGCGCGTTGGTCGACGACCTGCGGAAGAAGGCGGGGCTCGGCAGCGACGACGACGAGGACGAGCGACCTGAGGTGATGTTCACCGAGGAACTGCTCGAGGAGCACAACTACGTCGTGCTCTACTTCGAGAACCCGGTCGACTGGCTCTACCTGCAATCGTTGCATCCGTTGCCGAAGGTGAAGTCGCTTCGGAGTGAGGGCAAGTTCTCGCAGGTCGGACAGGCGCGCGTGTTCAAGGGCGTGCCGTTCCTCAAGGCCGTGCGAGGGGAGGAGCAGTCGTGAACACGAGGCAGAAGTTCGAGAAGATGGCGGCGAGTGTGTCGCGCGAGGCGTGCGCGGTGCCGTGTTCGGCGGAGGCGTACCGCGATGGGTTGCGGACCATCATCGAGCGGCTCGAGGACGACCTGCGCGCGAGTGAGGAGTCGAGTCGATGACCGACCGTGGCTTCGTCGTGTGTGCGCCGTCGTACAAGCGGCCGAACGCGGTGCGGACGCTCGAGTACCTGCCGAGCACGCGCATCTACGTCTCGAACACGGAGGTTGACGCGTACCGCGCGGCCAACCCGAAGGCCGACATCGTGGGCGTCGACCCCAAGCATCAGGGGAACGTGTGTCGAATCCGGAACCACATCCTTGACTGCGAGATGAAGGACGGGCGCGCGGTGCTCATCATCGACGACGACCTCGCGGGGCTCTATCGGTGGCGGCGGTTGCAGCGCGTGAAGATGGAGACGGAGGAGGAGGTCTACGCGTTCGTCGAGAAGTACACGGCGCTCTGTCGCGAGTGGGGGTGCCCCGCGTGGGGCGTCAACGTGAACCCTGACGGGCAGGTCTATCGCGAGATGACTCCGTTCTCGCTCACGTCGTTCATCGGCAGCCCGTTCATCGTCCACGTCGCACACCGGCTGCGGTACGACGAGCGACTGTCGCTGAAAGAGGATTACGACTTCACGCTGCAACTGCTCAACGCGCACCGCAAGGTCATGCGCGTGAACGGTGCTTACTACTCGACGTTGCAGATGGCGCAGCCCGGTGGGTGTGCGACCTACCGGAACATGGACGAGGAGAAGCGCCAACTCGAACTGCTTCGGAAGAAGTGGGGCTCGCACATCGTTCGAGCGGATGCATTGACGACGTCGCGAAATCACAAGACGACGAAGGTCCGGACGGTCGACGTGAACCCGGTGATTCGCTCGCCGATTCGTGGGGTGTAGTGCGTGGCAAAGGCAGGCACCGTCAAGGTCGGCGACCTCGCGTCGTTCTGGAACATCACCCCGCGCCGAGTGCAGCAACTCGTCGCGGAGGAGAAGATGCCGACGGAGGGGCGCGGGCGTTACGACCTGCTTAAGTGTACGGCGTGGTACATCCGCTTCTTGCAGAAGAAGCTCGAGACGCGGTCGCCGAACCCGGCGCTCAATGGCGTCGACGGTGCGGACATGGCAGCGGAACGGCTGCGCGTGTTGCAGGCCGACCGCGCGCTCAAGGAGATGGAACTCGCGCGGCGTCGCGGCGAGGTGGTCGAGGTCGACATCGCGGCGGCGATGTGGGAGAAGGCTGTCGAGAAGATGCGCGCACGGATGCTCGCGAGTGTGTCGGCGGGGGCCGTGAAGTGGGCAGCGGGAACCTCGAGGGCGGAGGCTCATAGGCTGCTGGTGGGCATCGTCCACGACGCACTAGGCGAGGTGGCGGCGATTGGCGACGAAGTCGAGGCAGAAGGCTGACGGGCGCGCGGCCTACTCGGTAGTCGAGAGACTGGCGAAGGCGCTGCGTGGCGCGGCTCCGCCTCCGCGTCGACTGGTGTCAGAGTGGGCCAACGACGAGCGAGTGCTATCGGCGCGTTCGAGCGCGGAGCCCGGACAGTTCCGATGGCAGCGCGCGCCGTACCAGCGCGAATGGCTCGACGCGGTGTGCGACGACGAAGTCGAGGACATCGTCCTGATGACGGGGTCGCAGGTCGGTAAGACCGAGGTGTTGAATACGGTCCTCGGGTACTACATCGACCAAGACCCGTGCCCGATTCTCGCGGTACAGCCCACGGTCGAACTCGCGCAGGCGTGGTCGAAGGACCGGCTCTCGCCGATGGTCGAGGAGATGCCGTGCCTGCGCGGGAAGGTGAGCGACGCGAAGTCGCGCGACAGCGACAACACCATCCTGCACAAGTCGTTCCCCGGCGGGTACATCGCGGCGGTCGGTGCCAACGCGCCGTCGTCGTTGGCGTCGCGTCCTATCCGCATCGTGCTGTGCGACGAGGTCGACCGCTTTCCTGCGAGCGCGGGAACGGAAGGCGACCCGGTGATGCTCGCGGAGCGACGCACCGACACGTTCTGGAACCGGAAGAAAATCAAGACGAGCACGCCGACGAACAAGGGCACGTCTCGAATCGAGCAGGCGTTCGAGGAGTCGGACCAGCGGCGATACCACGTCCCGTGCCCGCACTGTGCTCATCGGCAGATTTTGCGATGGGACCGCATCATGTTCGAGCGCGACGAGGACGGAGTGCTCGTGCCGGACTCGACGGTCTACAAGTGCGAGGCGTGCGGCGAGTCGATTCGCGAGAACGACAAGGAGCGGATGCTCGCCGAGGGCGAGTGGGTCGCGCAGTATCCGGGACGGCGCGTGCGCGGGTATCACATGAGCGCGCTCTATTCGCCGTGGCGGTCGTGGGAAAACATCGCCGAGGAGTGGCTGCGTGTCGGCAAGAACCCGGAACGGCTCAAGGTGTTCGTCAACACGGTGCTCGCGGAGACGTGGGAGGAGAAGGGCGACGGCGTGAAGGTCGAGCGATTGCGCGACCGGCTCGAGGTGTACGACGCCGAGGTGCCGGACGGCGTCGGCATCTTGCTCGCGTCGGTCGATACGCAGGGCGACCGACTCGAAGCGGTCGTCGTCGGATACGGCGAGGGCGAGGAGACGTGGGTCGTTGCGTTCTCGCAGCTTCACGGCGACCCGGCGGGCACGCAGGTGTGGTCGGACCTGACGGCGTTTCTCGCGCGCGATTACCTGCACGCGAGCGGACAACGGCTCAAGGTCGAACTGTGTGTCATCGACAGCGGTGGCGCGCATACCGACGAGGTCTACAAGTATTGCAAGGCGAGCATCGCGGGCGGTCGACGCGTGTACCCGGTGAAGGGTGGCTCGGTGACGGGGCGTCCGTTGGTCGAGCGTCCGTCGACAACGAACAAGTACGGGCTGCCGTTGTGGGTGCTGTGTACCGATGCGGGAAAGGAGACGGTGCTCTCGCGATTGCAGGTGCCTGTCGCGGGTCCGGGCTACATCCATCTGCCCGCGTCGGTGTGTGATGACGAGTTCCTCGAGCAGTTGACAGCAGAGAAGGCGGTTCGCAAGTACGTTCGCGGCAAGGGCGCGGTGCGCGAGTGGGTCAAGACGCGCGAACGCAACGAAGCATTCGACCTCATGGTCTACTCGTTGGCTGCGCTGCGTATCGCGGGCGCGGGAATCATGCGCGCGTTGGGCGAGCGGGCGGCGCGGTGGTCGGTGCGAGTGGACGAGAAACCGGAGGAGGCGCGCGCGGCAGAACCCGCAGAACCGACTGCGCGCGTGGCGATGCGCGCGCGGCCGCGCGCGGGATGGGTCAACGGCTGGCGGTAGCGACCGGCTATCCTGTTGCGGCTGAACAGGTAGAAAAATAGTTACAAAAAGACAGCTTTTCGACTTGCGCGGGGAAGCCGGATGGACGATAGTTGCTCATGTCGGCGGGAGAGGCCCGGCGGCGAGTGAACGAAGCAAACGGAAGGGAGCACGGCGATGGCGAAGCAGGCGCGGAAGTTCGGGGTCGAGCTGGAGATTGTCGGCGGTGCGTACATGGCGGCGTCGCGTCTCGCGTCGAAGCTCAACGCGGCGGGCGTTGCGACGACGGTCCCCGGTTACACGCACGAGACGATGGACTCGTGGAAGATTGTCCCGGACGGCAGCCTCGCCGGTCACAACGCCTACGAACTCGTGTCGCCCCCGATGCCCTTCACCGCCGCGTCGGTCGAGACGCTTCGCCTCGTGTGCGCGGTGCTCAACGCGAACGGCGTCACGGTAAACTCGTCGTGCGGGTTCCACGTCCACGTCGACGCGAACGACCTGTCGGCGGACGCGATGAAGAAGCTCCTCGCGACGGTGGTCCGGTTCGAGGGTGCCATCAACTCGCTGGTCCCGGCGTCGCGTCGTCGTACCGATTGGGCGAAGTCGGTCGCGCGCACGCTCGGCGGCGTCGAGCAGGCGCTCAAGACGGTGAAGGCGGCGGAGACGGTCGCGGACCTGCGGTCGGCGCTGAACTGCGACCGCTACCACAACCTGAACCTCGAGGCGACGCGCCGCCACGGCACGGTCGAGTTCCGTCAGGCGGCTGGCACGACGGACGCCGACAAGGTGGTCGGTTGGGTCGCCATGTGCGTCGGCCTCGTGAACCGCGCGGGCCGTCTCCGTGACGTCGAGAGCAAGACGCAGTTCACCTTCTCGCGCCTCCTGTCTCGCGTCGAGGCTCCGTACCGTCACCTCCTCGTCGCCCGCCGCGCGCAGTTGGCGGAGCGCGAGGCGGCGACGCGGTAGGGCTTGCGCGAGCAAGTCGAAGCAGGTACAGTGGTGGACGTCGGGGGGAAACGCCCCCCGACGCGGGAACGAACGGAAGGGAGCAACACGATGAAGAAGCGGACGAAGAAGTCGAGCGAGCGGCTGATGTTCTCCTACGGCGCGAACACGGAACTCGGGGCGATGAAGCGCCGCGCGCCGAGCGCGACGTCTCTCGGGGCGGCGACGCTCGAGGGGTTCGAGTTCGAGTTCAGGCTGCACGCCGACGTCGTCGAGCACGACGGGTGCGAAGTGCAGGGCGTGCTGTGGTCGGTGACGGCGGCCGACGAGAAGGCGCTCGACCGGTTCGAGGGATTCCCGACGTACTACGTCAAGCGCACTGTGACCGTGCTGTGGCAGGGCCGGAAGGTGCGCGCGTTCGTCTACGTCATGGCGGACGGCGTCGAGCGGTGGCGCACGATGCCGAGCGATGGCTACGTCGCGGGCATCCGTCGCGGCTACGCGCAGCACGGCGTCGATACGATGCAGGTCGACATCGCGCTCGGTCGCGCGAAGGCGGCGGAGGTCATCGCGGCGGCGCAGGAGGCGGGCAAGCTCGAGCAGTTGTGGCTCGACTTCGAGGTGGCGTCGTGACTGCGTTCAAGGGGCGACCGGCGTTTGCGACCGACGACATGGTCGCGTTCCTCGATGCGGTGGCGGAGGAGGCGGCGGGCTCCGCTGACCGCGTCGTGAGGCCGAGGCTCGAGGCGGCGTTCGGGCTCTCGGCGTGTCATGCGGCCATCGTCGTGACGTGGTGGCGCGCGCAGTATCGTGAACGGTTCGCGGGCTCGGAGGCGTACTGACATGGACGACCGACAGAAGGCGATGGACAAGGTTCGGAAGCTGCTCGCGCTCGCGCGCGGGAAGGGAGCGACGGCGGACGAGGCGGCGGCTGCTGCGGCGGCTGCGACCGCGCTCATGCTCAAGCACGACATCGACGAGGCGGTGCTCGGCGAGGTGGGCGAGGACGAGTGGTCGGGACACGAGACGGTCGCGACGGAACACAAGGCCGAGAAGTGGCGGTCGGCGCTCATCGGCGGGCTCGGGACGATGCACGGCGTGTTCGCCTACATCGCGGTGACGTACAGCGGCAAGAACATGGTGCGCGTGGTCGGGCGCAAGCGTGACGTCGAGCGGGTGCGCGTGCTCTATGAACATCTGGCGGCGGAGGTGTGGCGCATCGCGCTCGCGGAGTTGGACAACACGACGCTGCGCTACCATTACGCGCTCGGCATGACCGACACGATTATCTACCGGCTCGTGAAGGCGAAGCGCGAGGCGGAGGACAAGGCTCGCGCGGAGCACTCGGGCGCGGCGCTGATGCGCGTTGAGGGGATGCTCGAAGCGCAGAGGGCGCGGCTCGACGAGGCGCGCGCGCGTGCGGTGGGCGACGGGCCTCCGATGCGCGAGGCGGCGACGACCAAAGAGACGGTGACGCGCGACCTCGGGCGGCTGCGTGGGTTCACGGTCGCGCTCCCGGACGGGGACGAGGGACCGAGCAAGCGCCGACTGCCGTAGGCGAAAAAAAAGACTTGCGCGGGCAGGTCGGATGGACGATAGTTAGCTATGTCGACGGGGAGACGCCCCGGACGGCGGGACTCAAACGGAAGGGAGCACGACGATGAACAACGCGAAGGCAGTCGCGGCGGCGCTGGTGGCGGGTACGGTTCCGGCGGTGGAGAAGGTCGACCACGTTGTCCGGTTCCGCGTCGGTGGCACGGCTCGGTTCGAGTGGAAGTCGTCGGCTCCGATGACGCGCACGGAGGCGTTCAAGGTGCTCCACGAGGTCCGCGCGATGGGTTACGCGGCGGTGGTGGCGCACGAGTCGTGGGATTGCCCGCAGACGTGGCTCTACACGGGGACGTTCACGACGCGCGACATCTACAGCGTCGAGGACATGCCGAACGACAGGTAGGCGGTTCACCGGGCGCGCGTCAACGCGGCGCGCGCCCTTCACGCAGTCAACGGAAGGGAGCAACACGATGGCTCACGAACTGGACACGAACAAGGCGACGGGTCGCAAGGCGATGTTCTCGGTCGGCGCGACGCCGTGGCACGGCGAGGGCACTATCTTGACGGAGGCCCCGACGTTCGCGGATGCGATGCACCTCGCGGGCTGTGACTACGACGTCGAACTCCGCGAACTGTTCGTCAAGGCGGCCGACGCGGACCTGTACGAGCCGACGGGCGTCGGGCGCGCGGTGGTCCGGATGGACCGTGGCACGGTGCTCGGCGTGGTGAAGGAGCGGTACACGCCGCTCGCGAATCGCGACGCGTTCGGCGTGCTCGAGCCGCTGCTCGACAAGGGCGTCGCGACGCTCGAGACGGGCGGGACGTTGCGCGGCGGTCGCGACGCGTGGCTGATGGCTCGGTTCAACATCGACGACCCGGTCGTCCGTGAGGTGTTCGCCGACGAGGTGATTCCGTTCGCGCTCATCACGAACAACCACGCGGGCGAGTCGCGGTGCCTCGTGATGGAGACGCCGATTCGCGTGGTGTGCGCGAACACGCTCGGGGCGGCGGTGTCGCGGATGGACGCGACGAGCGCGGTCGCGGTGGCTCATGTCGGCGACGCGCGCACGAAGGTGGTCGAGGCGGCCGAGCGGATGTTCGTTGGGCTCATCGACCGATACAAGAGCATCGCGGAATCCTACGCGCTGATGAAGTCGACGCGGCTCACGGTCGACGCGTTCGTCCGCACGGTGCTCGACGTCGCGTCTCCGCTGCCTCCGGACCTCGGGACGGTCGAGGCGGAGCACATGACCACGCGCGGATACGACCTTGCCTACGCGGCGGCGGAGCGGCGTCGCACGGCTCTGCGCGAGGCGTGGACCGGGGGGAAGGGTCACACGGGCGACCACTCGGCGTGGGAGGCGTACAACGGCGCGGTCGAGGTCATCGACCACGACGCGACGCTGTACCGCACGAACGGGTCGCGCGTCGCGGCGCTCATCGGCGGGCGGCTCGTCGAGCGCAAGCAGGCGGTGCTCGAGCGGGTCGTGTCGGCGTGCGTGAAGGCGCAGCGCGACCACGCGACGGTCGCGGTCTAACGGAACGGGGCGCGCGTCGCGAGGCGCGCGCCCTTCTCTCGCACGGAGGCGACGATGAACGGTGAACCGAAGCTCATGTCGTGGTGGTGGTGGGTCGTGGTGGTCGCGATGGTCGGCGCGGCGTTCGCGTTCGTGTGGCTCATCGGGCTGCTCAACAGCGTGACGCAGACGGGAGGCTAAGATGCTGTCGGACCTGTCGGTCGAGGTGCAGCAGGAGTGGGAGCGGGTGAAGGCGGTCGAACTCATGCGGCGTCCGTGGGAGTGGCGGGTGTTGTTCTCGGAGGCCGACACGTCGTTCTGTATCGGGCGCGAGGTGCGCGGGTGGGAGACGTTCGCGGAGGGCATGACGCTCGGCGACGCGGTCGCGGTTCGGATGGTGGCGGAGAACACGCGGCCCGTCGTGTGCGAGTGGGTGCGCGCGGGCGGCTCGAAGTGTCGGAACGTCGCGACGCGGCTCGAGCGCGGGGAGTACCTGTGCGGCGAGTGTGCGGTCGGGGGCGGATGATGGCGCGCGACAAGGAGCGCGAGGCGGCGGCGGCGCGCGTGGCAGAGAAGCGCGCCGCGCGTGTGCGGGCAGCGAAGGCCGACGAGGTGTTCGAGGCTGCGCGCGAGGCGGTGAAGGAGTGGCGCGCGGGGACGCTCTACTCGTCGGTCGGATTCGCGCAGGCGATGGGGCGGCTGGCGAAACTGGTCGAGTAGCGGCTCCGCAAGCGCCGACTGCCGTAGGCGAAAAAAGGACTTGCGCGGGGAAGTCGGTGCCGGTAGTGTCTTGCATGTCGGCGGGAACGGCCCGACGGCGAGACTCAAACGGAAGGGAGCAGCGCGATGGCGAACTACCGGAAGTCGGCGACGCTCTGCGTCGTGTGTGGGGACCGCGTCGGTCACTACACCGGCGAGACGGTCGTCGGTCGCAAGCCGAACGGCGTGCCGCGCCTACTGTGCGGCAAGCGGGCGTGCCGGAAGGTGTGGGCGGACGACGCGAAGCGAGCGGACATCGTGTCGCGGTGGGTGGAGAACCGCGACAAGTAGCAGACGGAGGGGCGCGGCAAACGGCCGCGCCCCGTCAGCCTCGAACGGAAGGGAGCACGGACATGCGGAACATCGAGACGGAGTTCGGGACGGTCTATCGCGCGTCGGGCATCGGGACGTTCCAGACCGAGGAGTCGGCGAAGCTGTTCGCGGACATGACGGGCGCGGATGCAGACGGCGGCGCGGTGGGCTATCTCGGCGTCACCATCGACGGCGACCGTATCGGATACGGCGTCGCGATGTGGTTCCCGACGACGTTCGCGGACATCGTCGTCGAGGCGATGCGCGAGAACCGCGACCGGTGGCTGTCGCGCGACCGCGTCGCGTTGACCGACGAAGTGCTCGACGAGGCGCACCGTCACAACGACCGAATCGACGACGACGAGTCCTACGCGTGGCACGCCGCGACGTCGCGCCCCGGCGTCGGCCTGAACGATTGGGAGCCGTTCTGCGAATACTGCGGCGACGAGGAGTGCCCGCATTGCGCCGACGATTCGGCGGCGGTGCGCGCGAA